GAAATGATGGAAAATCTCGGTCCGGATATTCTTGAATTGGCTGGAGCTAGGTATGGAACAGCAGACCAAGGGCCTCATGGAATGATAAAAACAACAGAACTTAGAGGGCATATACCTGAACACAGGATGAGCCCTGATGCTGTAGCCCATTATAGAGGTGCCGAGGGAGATATAGAATTTCGTTCATCGAGCGGACCTTCTAGCCCTTATTTTAAGCAGGTTGGTCAGCATGAGTTGATGCATTCTCTTTTAGCCCAATTGAGAAAATCAGGCGCTTTAAAAGAGATTGATGCTCCGGGAATGGAAGATGTTTATAAAACTATGGTGGACAGGGGATTATGGTCAGGAATAAAGCCATTTTCTACTGATCCAAGCACAGGACTTCCTTTAAATTATATCTCTTATGATAATCTCCAGAAACTGGAGCATTTACATAAAGAAAAGGAAAAAATTGCAAAGCTGCTTGAGGATGTTCCACAATGGAATGCAAGCGACAGAGAGGCACTAGAGTTGTATATTTTTAATATTGATGCTAATATAGCCCAACTCACTCCAAGATCTATGGCAGACAGCCGTGATCCTAATATATCAGGAAAACCTGAGGAATGGGCGTGGAAAACGTCTGCGGTTGATCGCTGGACAGCGCAGGATCTTTATGATATACAGCAGATGGATGAGAGGGTTAAATCGGAACCTAGAGAGCTTCCTGAACTTAGAAATTGGCCTATGGGGGATGCTCACTTCTTTACTTTGGCTCGTGAATTGGAGACTGAGGGCGTTTATACTGATTTAGCTAAAAGGAATATTTTAGCTGCATTGCAGGCGCCTAAAGGCTCTTTTATTAGGGCATTAGCAGAGACAGGAGTGACCAGCGAAACATTGAGGGCAATGCGGGCATATTTACTTGATAATCCTTGGGATGAGGATGGAGTTAGGGACTTTCAGGATTCCCTGAATTGGTATGCCGATACATTTGGAGAGCAGCATGGCGAGTGACAAAATAAATTTTTACCTAGAAGACGAAGATAAATATCCAATGGAGGGATGGCATGACACTGGTAGAACCAGAAAGATTCATGGCGAAGAATTTAGAGTTCAGCATCCTGATATAATACCTTCTGGGGTTGATTGGCTTGATAAAGGCAGAGAAAAACTCTGGAGCGGTATGTATCGAGGTCTTGAACCAGTAGCGGGGTTTCTAACCGAAGCCATTACTCCGAGAACTCAGAGTGGTGTTAGTGGTATGGTGGAAGACCCATTACCCCCTCAAGATGCTATCTCCGGTTTGCCGAATGTAGTTTCTGATCGCGAACGGCAGGCTAGAAGTGCTTTAACAATTGGAAGCCAAAGAACTGTCCCCATGGGAGTCATCTCTCAGGCAGAGACAGTTTCGCGTGAGCCGCCCAGAAGCGTGGCTGAAGCGCAAGCCAGAAACGAGAAATATTTTTATACCGAGAGCGGTGTAAAGAAACTTGCAATAACAGCCGCGCAGTTGGAAGAGTTCAAGAAGTCTTCCGCTTATGATCCTAAATCAGAAAAGAGCGCGTTGACGCAATGGGCTAATGCAATGCCATTACATATGCCCGCTGAAGAGGTTTCCGTTCAAGAAGATGTTTCTTTGGCTCCATCCAGACGAGATGTTTTTGATATGAGCGGTTCTGATGTCAGGGCAATTCTTGCACGGGAAGAAGGTGTCGTCCTTGATCCTTACGGGGACGTAGGAAAGAAAGCGGTAGGAGTTGGGCATGTATTTAAAAAAGGAGAAAAGGAAAGAAGTGTGAGCAATTCCGAGGCGATGCAACTTCTGGAAAAGGACATTTCAAATTCATACGCCTCTGTTGATCGCTTGATTAAGAAGTTTGGTGTTGAGGGGAAAGTTCCACCCGCTCTTCGAGACGAGTTGATGATGATGGCTTTCCAGATGGGTGCCACAGGACTGAGCAAGTTCAAGAATATGTGGAAAGGAATTAAGAATCAGGACTGGAGTGAAGTGGTGGCCCAGATGGCTGACTCAAGGTGGGCTAAGAGTCAAACACCAAATAGGGCTGAACGAACAATCAGTAGAGTTAAAAAACTCTTCGGTGTATAGATGGCCGGTCCGCGTACAGATTTCTACCTAGAAGACGACGCCTTTGAAAGGTTCAAGCCGGGTGAAGATCTGGGTATGTCAGATCCTACTTGGAGTGGTGGGGCTGGGGCTAAGTTTGGAGCAACAAGTACTGGCGCCACGGAGCCTATTAAAAAAATAGCCGAGCCTATCGGAAGAGTGATCCCCACGATTATGGAACATGCCGAGCAGGGCTGGGAAGGCATGACTGGGGAATATCCTGAAGTGTCCTATTCAGAGGGGTGGAGAAGTCTGGATGAACCCGCAGGAAGGCTTTTAGGCGGGATACAATATCTTTCCTCTCCCATCACGGGAGCATATTCCGCTTTCTTTGATGACCCTGTGTCCGCTACACTGCAGGAGCATGCGGGGATGGACAAGGAAACCGCAGACATGACTGCTATGGGATTGTCCCTTGCTTTAACTGGCGGTCTTCTAGGATACGCCAAGTGGGCTAGATTAAATCCTTTTGCCAGTGAAGTTCTTATGGAGAAACTATTTGGTGGCAAGATGCCCGGAACCCACTGGGCTCAGGGAACCACTGACGCAGACCAAACTCGAAGAGCCATTTTAAAAGCGGGTGCGGCTACTACTGCAGTAGCGGCTGTTCCACCGGGGGCTGGTTTAATTGGTAGATTAGCAGGAACGGGTGCTAGAGCTGGAGCCGCCGTATCTCCGGTTCTTAGTAGTATAGGTTTTACAATTACTAATTTTATCTCTGATTTGCGCAGTCTGAATGCGAAACAAATTGATATAGATCTGGCGGGAAGACAGATAGCCAGAGAACGTGGAGGCTCCATTCGTGCCGGAGAGTCAATGGCTGATGAAGGGGCAAGGATAATTCGGAATGTAGAGAATGATAATTATTATGACATGATGGATCTTCCCGGCAATGAGAAGATTGTTGCGATAGACGATGTATTCAATAGAGGGGCCGGAACACGGACCCCTGTAGAGGGGGCGACAGGTGTAACGGGTTATGAAATACCTCATATAAGTTGGAGAGAACAGGGCCTTTTGAAGCGCCTTGAGGAAGATTATATAACTGAGCATGCGGGCGTTTCAAGATTTGATGAGACTGGACGGGAACTTACAGGGCCTGATGCTATACTGAGGGTTATAGATAACCCGAGTCCTTGGACGGGTAGACCGCAATTAAGGGCCGACGATGCCTATGAATCGTCAGGATCAATTAATCTTTCTAACTCTGTACGTCAGTTGGAGTACGAGCGTTATAGAGCAGGTGGTCTTCCGGATGGTCAGGTTCGATTCATAGAAGATGATGCTTTATGGAAGTACAATCAAGAAGTAAGGGATCGCGCCTATATGGGTATCACTAATCAGTCTCATACTCTTGAGAGTTGGGATGAAGCCTTAAAGGCGATCCAGTGGTATCAGAGAAATGATCCAGAGGCTCTTGTTAGAATTTTACAACAGGAGAGGGATGCATGGAAAGCCCTTGGTGATGCTCCTTATATAAAGAGTCGTCCTCATCCTGAGCCCTCTGGGATAGATGCCGTGAGAGCTAAACCTTATCCGGTAGAGGCCCAGTTAAAACTTCTTGATGACCTTATTGCAGAAACTAAAGAGATAATTAAACCTTTAAAGAAAGCAGAGCGAGGACGCGCTCCTTCGCCCGGATCAGTCCAAGAAAGACTTGCAAGAGCAGAAGAAGCAAGACTGAAGAGAGAGGCAGATAAAACCAAGAAGAAGGAAGATGGTTTTTCTTTGCTTGATCCAATGGGTTGGAGAAAACATCCGTGGTTTGGTGGCAAGGAATAGGAGAATATAATGCCAATCAAGAAGAAGGACGGGGGGTTTGTAGCCACTTACGCAGGGCGAAGCAGAACCTTTAAAACAAAAGCAGCGGCTGAGAAGTGGGCTGAGAAATACACAGGAAAGACGCAGACTGCGGCTTATAAAAAAGGACGGCCACGAAGGAAAGGAAAATTTCCAAGGAGAATGGTGTAATGGCAAAAGTAAAGTACAAAGAAGTTAAGCCGAAGAAGGTTAAAACGCCAAAGCGCGGCGGAAAGGGAGCGAAGTATCCCACTACCGCTGGTGGTGGAAAAGCAAAGACAGGTAAGGCGTAATGGCTAAATCAGTTTATTCTTGGGGAAAGGCCGCTAAGAATGGAAATAAGAGGGGTGGTGCTGGTACGGGCCCAAAGAAGCCTTCCGTCAAAGCTCCTAAAGCGGGCGTTAAGAAAACTAAAAAGATTAAGACTGGGTACTAAATGAAAAGATTATTGCTGGCTTTGCTCTTGGCTCTGCCGTTATCGGGGTCAGCAAGAATGTTTCCTACAGAGTTCCCAATAAAGGCAATTTGCTGGGATGATATAACCGAAGTACTTCAATACCATCAGGAAGTGTTAGGTGAATATCCTATTGGAAAGGGTTGGATTAACAGTAAGGATGGCCCATCATTTGGAGCCGTAATGTACAATCCCACTAAGCCCTCTTGGACATTTCTAACTTTCCACAAAAAAGAAGGTCAGGACGCAGTGATAATCTGCGCTATTACAGGTGGAAGTATGTGGGAGATAATAAACCCCGGAGATGAGTTGGAGAAATTACAATTATGAGCAATGGAAACCAATTGAGTAAGAGCATATCCGTGGGGCATATAGTAGCCACTGTAGGTTTGATTATTGGTGGTTTCACGTTTATATATGATTTAAGGGAAAACGTAGCAATACAGGCTTTTCAATTAGATAGTGTTGAGAAAAGATTAGAGAGGGTGGTTGCGCGAACAGATGACCAGTTTGGGGAGATCATGGATCACCTCGTCAGATTAGAGGAGAAGTTAGATGCAATGGTTTTACCCAACCCAGTATATCAGAAGGCACGTTGAGTGGAAGAGGTATGCTCTTAAAGCCTACTTATGCTGGTCTATCTGTGTAGATACTGCTGCGCTCACTGGACTACTCTGGTACATCTTCAAATGAAATGCACTCACTTACAAATAGTTAAACAATCCTATGGAAACCATTTACGTTTTACTTTACAACTTTGTTTTGATTTTCTCCTTCTTGCTGTTGTTTCCCTAATACATGGTCTTTGTCCGTGGATTCTAACGGGTAAGGTTTCAGACAGAATAAAAGAATTAAATGTCATCCTTAATGAGCGATGGCTTAATCCTAAATGAACATAGGCGCTAAGAAAAAGTCGTATTAGTAGATGTAATAACATTAACAGGTGTAATAACAAAGGAGTATTATCATGGTAAGGAGTATGATGTTGAAAAATCCTCACGTGAGGGCAATGGATAGGTTCTTTGATTCTGCGATGGACAGAAGTTTTAGTCCTTTCGCTATTATGGACAAAGTTCTTGATTCAATTGTAGATACGGTTCCTCCAGCAGATGGACAGGAGTTTACCTTATATAAGATGACGCCGGTCAAATATAAGGTTGTTCATCAAAAAGACGGATCGGTTCATTACAATGTAATACAAGAGGAAGCAGATGCCGATA